TCTGCAAATCTTCTTCGACGCCTGGCATGGCTCGAAGTTTTAACAGGTCGTATGTCGGCAGAAAAACGCCAATATTTGCGCCAGGGTCAGACAGTAAAAGCGCAACCGCTCTCATGGTGCCTGCGCGGGTCTTGCCGCTACCTAAACCGCCGACAATGCCAGGATGCGCATCCGTTGACGCGACAAACTCCAGTTGTGGCTCGGTCAGTGCAATATCAATCGACGGCATCTGGTTTCTTGGCGGTGACGAAGTTAATCACAACAGGTTCTGATGATTTAGCTTCTTTCTTCTCGCGGTCAAAGCCAAGAAGTTTTGCCTTGCCCATTGTTGCAGCAACAGCCGCTGATGATTGCGGAGTTTCGGCAGACAGTGCGGCCTTTCGCGCCTCTTCAAGCTCTCTAAGAATATCCGAAAGCGTGATTCCGTGATTCGCTTTCACGGCTTCGCGTATCTCTTCAACCCTTAGTGAAACGTTAGTCTCTGAAAGTAGCTTGGATGCGTTTACAGCAACAGACTCTTGCTTTGCTGTTGAGTTATACGCTTGTCGATACGCTTCGCTTGCATTGCCAAGCTGTACGTATAATTGACAGAATTTCTCCTGCTTTGGTGTTAGTTCAGCCACTGGCTTTCCTCTCTTTTTCGGTACTACCGATTGAGCGAGTATAAGACAAAAAAGCCGCTATTTCTAGCGGCCTTGTTTTGATGTTACGCGCCAACACAAGTCTGGCGCTTCCTATCCGCCAAGGTCGCAATGCATTGGTCGGGTTTGGATGGTTAAGCGCTCTAAGGCAGTGCTTGGTAATCTTAAAACAAAAAACCACCCGATTAAAGGTGGTCTTTTAATTTATATCAAACATCGCCTGACTTCTTGGCCGGAAAAACGAGTTTGACTTTAGTTTCTGCAAACAGATTGCATTACTCGGTGTAAACAATCGCAGTACAGGCAATACGCATCAATGTGTCAACGGCCTTGCATCTGTAGCCATTGCGCGGTGTCAAGCGCCTGACAAACCAACTCAACAAACGCCGCAGCGGAGGCGAGTAGTAGCATCATAACGAAGCCTTTAACTAGCAGCACGCACGTACTCAACAGATAGTTTGATAACTTGTTCAGGGTTTGGCTCGTTTTCAAAGTAGTACTCTTCCAAGGCATCATACGCATCAAAGCTCGTGCGCGTTTCAATGTGTGTCGTGCCGTCTGCGTGGGTTTCGGTGATTTTGTATAAGTTCAGCCCGCTCATTGGTTCAACTCCGCATCTGCCAAAAACATCTGCTCAACCGTTGCGACAATCGTCATGCGCTCAACCGGTGTTGCTGTAATAAACTCACCAAGCAAGCTGTAGACTTCGCTGTTTTTGGTTTGCGCTCTAAGCTTACGTGCCGTTTGAATCATCGCGACTTGCACGTTACGCGCTTCGTTTAGCGCCAGGCGATACGCAAGCGCTAGAGTTAGTGATTCGCTGTTTTCGTTCATGCTTCATCTCGTGCTTTTGCGAGTAGCTGTTCGATTCGCTTGGCGAGTGCGCAGTTTCCGAATCCGCCGGCGTCAAGAAGTCCATCGCTTATCTCGTCAAGCAGGCTGTACATCTCCGGCGCTGCGGCGATTAGTGCGGCGTTGGTATCGCGCTCTTTGCAGTTCCACATGGCACACACTTGGGCGCCGTTATCGCCGCTAATTTGCAGCCTGCCATTTTTACTAATTCTTGCTTTCCAATTTCCTTTAGTTCTCATCTCAATTCTCCGTTGTTGAAAGCGCCATTATGGCGCGGTTTTTGGTTGTTATTGCCAGACTTCGCTAATGATTAGCCGCCCAAGCTGCGGACGCTTTCCGGTTACCCTCTCAGCCCATATCATTAAATCCTCGATTGTTACTGCATCAGACTCAAACACTGCTGTGTATTTATCTGTCGTGTATCCGGTTTCTGAATACTGATACGCATCCGTTTCTATCGTTGCGGCTATCTTCATTTTCTCACTCCAAAATCGGCTTAACATCACGGCTTTTCAGCCACACTTCGCCAAGCAGCGGGCAAACCATCGCACCAAGTTTTACCCAGCGGGCAATCTGGCTTTGATGCACGCCCATCAGGTCAGCCAGCTTTTGCTGGCTCCCGTGCTTGCGGATTAGGTCGGTGATTGGGGTCATAGTTTTGCATCCGGCACTTTTTCACCAAGGCTTTTTAATTTGCGCATGGCTTCATTAAATTTTTGAGCGTATTCATTGGCCTTTACGCTGTCGCCAACCATCAAGAACTGTGAGCGAGAATATCCTGCCGTTATGTTTTTGTATGCGACATATGCTGCGCGAGCTTTGCGCTTATACCACCAAGCTTTTAATTTATTAATCATCGACAACCTCCCATTGTTAGGCTGGATTACCAGCCTTTTTTCTCGTAGAAATCAATTCCAGCGTCAAACGTCTTAAAGTTTTTGCGCATACCATTTTGGTGCTTGAACTGCCATGAGCTATCGTTATTTACTGGGCATGTATAGCAAACTGCTTCCATTGTTTTTACACCGTCGCTATGGCGGATTAAGAATTTTTGGTCGCCGTTTTTGCTGCTGTTCATTTGAGTTACTTTCATTTTCCGTCTCCGTTGTTTGCGTTATCGCGTTTCGATGAGTTAATAATATCACCTCTGCGTGATAACGCAATACGGTTTGGTGATTATTTTATCTGGTCGGATGAGTTGAGGCCATTAGCGCGCTCAATCCTATCCTGTGCGATTTTAAAATAACCTTCATCCAGCTCAATGCCGATGAAGTCGCGGTTAAGATTCACACAAGCAACGCCAGTCGTGCCGCTGCCCATGAATGGGTCAAGTATTTTCTGTGGATCGTAATCTGCCTGCTCAATAAGGTGTGACAGTAAACCAATTGGCTTTTCTGTTGGGTGAACCGACCTGCTGTAGTGGACTTTTTTAAAATCAAGTATTGTTTTCAGGCTGTTGGATTTGGTTACAAACCTTCCTTTAGTTAAAAGTAATATTAGTTCATGCACTGGCCGCCAATTTCCACCCATGCCGAAATGACCTTTATTCCAAACTAGAAGATTCTTAACCTCAAATCCAGCTATTTTTGCAGAGTTTATAAACTCAGAGACGCAATGATGCGAGCAGAAAATAAAAGCTGCTGAATTTTTTGGGAGAACCCTGAAGCACTCTTGAAAAAAATCATCAGCCCACGATAGGGTTGCGTCGTTTTTTATTTTCACCCCATGAAATTTACCAGACTTACGCTGTGGCGTTAAATCCATTCCATACGGCGGGTCAGTCAAAACCATATCAACTGAACCATCAGGAATTTCTTTCATTCGCTCAAGGCAATCGCCTTGTATCAATGTAATTTTACTCATTTGCCAACAACTCCGCCCACAGCGCCATGTAATTAACGCCATCCACAGCGCTATCCAAATGAAAGCCTTCCGTCGCATTCTGCCGCACGATTTTGAGCATCGCCAACATCAGACAAACATCAGCGCCGCTAATGGCTTTTCCTGTCACTGCATTAAACGCTTCTGCGACTTGGTTAAAAGAAAGCTCTTTCTTGCCGTTCGGGTCGTACGTTTTAGCGCGCTCAGAAAGCGTTTTAAGCCCTTCTAACAAAAAGTCAGCCGCTGATACTGGTTGGCGGAGTTCGTCGCTTGTGGTGCGTTCTGGTGCGTTGTAGTGCCCCATATCGTCCTCTGTTCTGTCACGCCCGATTCGGTCAATGCGCTCGTCGGTTTCTGGCCATTCCTTCGGAGATTGCTGGTAATCGTGCTGCAACTTAAGTTCATCAGTCGGTATGTGCGCAGCTTCCCATCTATCAGCTCTGCTGTATGTGCAATAGAGTTTGCCAAATAGGTGCGTATAAAACATTCCTGCGGCGTAGAATTCAGCGCCTTTTGGTGCGTTTAGCCAATCAACGTTACTCATGCTTCATTACTCCGTAAAAACCCGTTGTTATCTGTGTAAAGCTCGCCACTCGCCAACATGCGCTTGGCGATTTCTTTTGAATTTGGACGCAGCTCATTGAGCTTTACGAATCCGTGCTTGCAGGCTTGCTTTAGTGAGTAGTGCAAGCCTCGGCTGATTTTCATAACTTGCTCCATAAGCCAATTTCCCTAACACGCTCTTTCAGTTTGTCGTACTTAGCCATGCCGACAGTCTCTGATTCCAAAGCCATGATTAACGCAGAAAACGGGTTTCTACTGCAAAATGACTTGTTCATAACATTAACGGAAAAGAAAAAGCCTCTGTGAATTCCGATGTGTAAATTTATTTCAATGTACACCTCCAAATCATCTGGCTTTGCAGCCCACGCCGATGTTTCTATCGCGCTCATTCTGTATAGATTTATTTTCATTTGTAAGCCACTCCTGCTGCGTCTAGTGCGTCGATGACGTCATCGCGGTACAGTGCAGCGTCAATGCCGCACACGAAGAAGTCAGGCAACTCCACCACCAACGCCGCACGGCTGGCTCTCCACGCATCTTCGTATGCATTAAAAAGTCGTTGCGTCATTGGGTTGATGTAAAACCCATCAGCATCAAGCTCGGTGCTGTAGTCCCATAACTTGCAATGAGTCTCAAAACTTTCCTTGCTTTCGTCTTCGATTGTTACTTCGTTACTCATCTTCATCCTCCATCCGCTTACGTTCAATCGTATGCCTGTCAAACTCCTGCTGCGGACTAAGCCCGCCAAAAAACTCAGCGTGTCGCTGGCGTTCGGCTTCCCACTTATCGCTGTCGCACTTAGAACCAAGTGTCTTGCTAACATGCGCCGGAGTACAGCCTGCCAGCTCCGCTATCTGCACGTAGCTCGTCAAGCCTTGCGCGGATAGCTGGATGATTTTTGCTTGGAGGTTGGTCATTTCTCACCTCGATAAGCGGCAAGTGCTGCTTTTGCCACAGTCATCATCTCGTTTAGCTTTGCGCTATGGTCGTCGGTTAAGTCAACGCCGTGAATCTGCGTGTATAGCGTGTAGTCTGTAGTGATTAACTCCAACGCATCCGCCAGCGCGTCAACGTGGTTGATGGCGTGTGCTACTGCTTTGGCTTCAGCTACGCCGTTAATCGTGCCTTGCCAAATGTGCTTGCCATCAAAAATGTCGACCTCATCTTCAGAGTAACAACCAGCAATTACAGGTAAATTAAAAACCTCATCCATCCGCTTCATTTCAATTCCTCCATCAACAGCAAGCAGCACGCGATTGCTCGTTGCGGTGATTTATCTGTAAAGCTAAAGTATGTGTTTGCTCCAGCTAGCCAAACCAATTTGTCTCCAGAATCTACAGGCTCTAAAGCGACAACATGTTTAGTTGCAAGATTCATAATTAGGTGCCACTGACTGCAAAAATCAGGTACAGCGTTTATCATAAAGTTTCTTTGCTCGGTCACGCCGTTTACGTCATACCCAAGCTTCAGGCAAAGAGCTTTGCTTATTTCAAAATCGCTCATTCCTTCAAGTTGTTCTTTCGTGTATTTCATTTCACTTCTCCAACAGCCCGTTCAATCAAATCTCCGCAAATAACCTCCCGCACCATGTAGCGCAGCTCCTTGTCCTTAGCATCCAACACCAAAGAGCAAAACTGCTCAAACTGCGCGTCTGTCAGTTGCGCCAATCGTTCAGCCAGCTGCACCGGCTCAATCTCCAGGTTATCACGCACAGCGTCGCGGCGTGCGTCGAGGTCGGCTGCGCGGTCGGCGTCGTGGTCATGTAGGTATGTGTGGTCGTAGTAGGTCATTCTGTTTTCTCTCCATCGTTATCAACACCCACACTATAGCGCGGTTTTTCGCTGGCACTGCTCCGACCAGTTCCAGTGCAGAACCGTGTAATGCAGTGTAGCGGAGTGTAGCGGCGCCGCTACACACTTAAACTATTGATTTATATAGGGATTTAGGTTTTTGTGTAAGATTTTCGCATAACCACATGTTTATGCCTGTGTCCACATGGATAAGTAGATATGAAAATACAGAAAATATATGTGGTATATATAAAACCTTACATAACTAACTAATTAATTAATAATCTCTATATATATCAACGGTTTAAGTGTGTAGCGCCAATCTTACATAACCGCTACACAGCGCTACACAGGTTACACTGGCGTCCGTTGCAATTTATGTTGCATTTGATAAAACACCGTTTTATTATTAAGCCTCAACAAACGGAGGAACCATGAAAGAAAACCACATCTTTAAAGGCGTAAAGCTCACAGAGCAGCAATGCAAATTTGTGCAGCTTATGGCCGATAAAAGCTACGAAGGCAACTTCAGCATGGCGCTGCGCAGCATCCTGGCAAAAGCAATGAAGGACAAAAGCCAATGAGCATCGCAACACACCTAAACATGTGCAAGCCGATAAAGTGCGGCAATCATATCCTTGCATCAATCGAATCAGACGCCAGCGAATGGCCCGACTTGTTTGAGTACCAAGGATACATTGCGGCGCCAATGGTCGACTTTCACACCGGAAACATTACAGCGATTGCATACACAGACGGCATTAATTCGGTCGGTTTTGCTGGCGGCATTAAAGCGCGCCAATGCGGATTTTATGCTGGCTCCGCTGTTCAAGTAGACGAATCGTTAGCTGAATTGCTAGGAGCAGACAAGCCACTTATTTTTTGCACCGACTTGCTTACCTCACTTTTACTGCACAAAATTACCAGCTTTCCGGTGATGTTTTGCACGGATATTTCAGCATTTCGTTTTTCAAAGGCAACCGATTGCTTCGTGCGAAAAGCATCAGCAAAGGCGCTTGAATACGCTTTAAACGCTTGCGGCGCTGTCGATGTGTGGTTCCCTATTGGAAGCATTGAAAGCTCAAGACAAGTCAAATGGATGGATGCAGTGCAAGCTGCGTCAATGATTGAGGTAAATTATGATCACACCTGATTACATTAAAGCACAGCAGCACTCTCGCAAAACAAACCTTCCGCTTCCAGTTGCGGCGATGGACTTACACAGCGCCAACATTAAAAACCCGATGTACTGGCCGGATGTACAGTATTTTACAACCGACGATGGCACAGACAAAACGCCGAACATCATTGAGCACGGTGGATATGTCGCAGAGCTTGCTAAGGCAAAAGCAGCAGAGGTTATATTTCCAGCTAACAGCGCTTTCTTGCACGGGCTTGGCGTTATCGCTGGCGCCGCTGGATACAACTTTAAATACCAATATTACACAGAGCAGAAAGCCGTGAATCTGTTTTGCGTGGCCAGTCAGCCGCCATCAACGGGTAAAAGCTCAATATTCAGCTTTTTCAGCAAGCCGTTTGCCCATGCGTTTGCAGATATGAATACAAAAAACAGGTCGAAGCGCAAGGAGCTAGAAAAGGAACTTAAAGAGCTTTACGAAGCGCAAGATGAAGGGCGCAATGTTTCTCTTGAAGTTGAGCAAACGCTTTCGGCGCTGAAAGATGTTGCGCATATCAAATGGTATCTTGATGACGTAACACCAGAGGCAGCGGAATCAATCGCCGGAAAGCAATCTGGGTACTTGAACATTCTTTCGCCTGAGTCAGACGCTGTAAACGTAATTCTTGGCAATGTTTACGGAGACGGCAAAGGAAAGGCTAACCACGGTCTTTTCTTAAAGATGTGGGATACGGAATGGCACAGTTCAGCCCGTGTTACTCGTGACGGCTTTGAGGGCGAGCTTTATGGTTCTGTTTCTGTTCTTGCACAAGATGAATCAATCGACACCATTTTACGCATTGGCCAGGATAGCGGTCGCGGTATCTCTGAGCGCTTTTTGCTTATTCGGGAACCAAACCTATTCGGCAAGCGAAAAAGCTCAAGTCGAGTTAAGGCCAACCAGTCATTGGTTGATGAATTCACAGAAACAGCAAAGAACATCGTTTTTTCGCCAAAAACAGTGCTTACATTTAGCAATGCCGCATTTAACTTAATCAACAAAGTGACGGATGAGCTTGATGACAAAATGAGCGACGGGAAAGAATTTAGTAGCTCAATGATTCGCGGCGCAGCAGGAAAAGCAGATAAGCAAATCTACAAGATTGCATCAATCATGCACATTGCAGAGGACTGGCGCCCAAGCGGTAAAAAACGCAGCAAGGTTGATGACAAGCACGTAAAAAACGCAATAAGCATTTTCATGGAGCTTTTAAAGACATACCTAACAGCAGCAGATGATATGCGAATTTCAGGTCAATCAACTGAGGTGAGCTTTGTTGCTGACAAGGTTTGCGAACTGAGCAGAAAGAAAGTGCTTTCTATCAGCATTGCAAGACTGCGTGACGAAATCAGGAATCGAGGGCCATTAAAAGGCGTTAGCGGAGTGACTGAGAAAATGCGCACAATTTACATCCCAGAATTACAAAAGCGCGGCTACATCGTCGAGCATAATGACGTTGTGTACATCAATCCAAAACTGGCGTAGACCAGAAAAACAACGGTGAGAACAATGAGCTATCAATTAAGACCTGAATACCAACTACCTGCGCACATTGCAACGATTGAGCACTGTCGCGCATCCAATGAACCAGCGTTCCACAATATGTCAGTCGGCGCTGGCAAGACTATCAATATCGCCTTTATGTGTCAGCACATCGTTAACAAAGGCGGCAAAGTTCTTGTGCTTGCTCGCCAGGGTGAGCTAATCGAACAAAACGCCGATGATGCGTGGTCGATTGGCGTAAAAACGTCAATTTTTAGCGCAAGCCTTGGCAAGAAAAGCACGGTGTTCAACTGCGTTATGGGCACTGAAGGCACGGTAAGCAATCACCTTCTGGATGCGTTCAGCACTTGGCTGCCGGACTGTATTTTGATTGATGAGTGCCACATGGTGCACTGGCAGGATGTGATTGACTGCTGCGAGTTGGCAGAGAAACAGCGCGAATTAATTGCAGAGCTAAAAAACAGTGATGACTACAGCCAGCGGTTTGATGAGCTGTTTTACAACAAAGAGTTTTCGCAGTACGCGAAGATTATCGCTCACTTCAAACTCAAAAAGCCAAAGCTGCGCGTCATTGGATACACCGGATCGCCATATCGCGGAACGGAAAGCATCAAAGGCGCCTACTGGAAACACCAGCTTTCAGACGTTGGAACTATGCAGCTTATCCAGCTTGGCTTTTTAGTGCCGCCCGTGTTTGGCTTTGGTGATGATGAGCACCACTACGACCTGAGCGAATTTAAACCAGCTGGCGGAGAAGGCGCGCACGATTTTACAGCGCAAGAACTAGCGGCGATGGGGCGAAAGCTGACCAAAGACAAAACCATGACACAGCAAATCATGGAGCAAGTGCAAGCCATCGCAGCCACAAGAAACGGCGTGCTGATAACATGCGCCAGCAAAAAGCACTGCGAACAGGTGGCAGAGTGTTTGCCCGCGGGCACATGGGGCATTGTCACCGATGACACCAGCACCAAGCACAGAAAAGCTATTTTAGACAAAGCAAAATCCGGCGAAATTAAATATGTGATCCAAATCACTTGCTTAACAACCGGTGTCAACGTCCCACGCTGGGACTTGCTTGTGATTCTGCGCAAGATTGGCAGCTTAACCTTGCTCATACAGCTCACAGGTCGCGTTCTGCGGCAATTAAAACCTGAGCAGGTAGCGCAAGGCGTCAAGAAGTCAGATGCGCTTGTGTTGGACTTTACAGACACTTTTGAAAGCATGGGCGATATTTACGACGATCCAATTGTCAACCAAGCATTGCAGCAAAAACGGCAAGACCAACGCAACGACTCTATTGAGTGTCCTAAATGCGCAACTCTAAACAGCAAACACGCTCGCCGCTGCTGCGGTGTTGATGGAAAAGGCCAGCGATGTGATCACTATTGGATTAGTCGGCAATGCCAAAATTGCGGAGCGCATAACGACACCACAGCGAAAGACTGCCGCGAATGTGGCGCCGTGCTGATTGACCCAAACGCAAAACTGCTAAACAAGGCGTACACAGACGCAGACTTTAAGCCCGTGAAGTCATTCAAGGCATCGCCAGGCAAGGGCGATAATTTGATAATCACCTACTCACTGGACAGCACATATTTTGACGATGGCATAGAAAAGCCAGAAGTTGCTCGTGAGTTTTTCAGCCCGTTCAGCGCACAACCGCATATCAAAAACATGTGGTACCGCTGGCTGCAACAACACGCGCCATTGCCGGACATCAAAAACAAGATTATGCGCCCACGCAATAACGCTGAGATTTGCGCAGCTATCAATCAGTTTGCAGACGTGCCAACGCATATCACGCACCGGATTAACCCGAAAGGCTATTCAGTAATTAACCGGAAAAAGTTTAAATCCGCTGATGAAGTTGTGACGAATGAAGCAACGGAAAGCCAAATCGAGGCAGTCCAGCAATGAAGCTGCTTAAAGTTACAAAATCATACAGCGCAGAGATACCTGATAACGTCACCGTGTACGGCGGTGACTATTTCGGAGAATGCAACAGCGAAGATTCAGACTTAATCAGCTTTGTGTCGTGGATTAAGTTTAACTACCCGCATCTTGTAAACCTCGTGTACCACATACCAAACGAAGCAATGAAGCCGGTACAGGGTATCGTGATGGATAAGAAAAAAGGCGTTCTTGATGGCGCGCCTGATGTTTGTATCGCCTTGGTTCCGGCTGTATACATCGAGATGAAAAGGCGCTGCGTGAAGAAATCACTATGCAACACAAAAAGCCGCCAGCACTTTTCAAGGCAGCTTGAGGTTTTATCGTCGATGGCATCCGCGGGCAACCGCTGCTTTGTAGCATTTGGGCTTGATGCTGCAAAACAAATCATAAAAGAGCTTGCTTTGTAGTAGCAGATTTACTACTATCTAACCGTCAACAACGGAGGAAACACCAATGACAACAAAAACAGCAACACAGCCGCGCAATATTTACCAGCGCATCAACGCTGTAATGCAGGAAATTGACTACATCAAAAAAGACAAAAAAGTGTCTGGCGGCGGCGCTAATTACTCAGCAGTCAGCCACGACCAAGTTGTAGCCATGCTGCGCGATTCACTTGTAAAACACGGCATTGTTTACTATCCAGAGCAACTAAACAGCACTGTACTGGTTGCGCGTGATAAGTCAAAAGACATTGCCATGATGCTGTATGAAGGCGAGTACAACGTGCATTTCGTCAATATCGACGATGGCGCAGACCGCTTAACAGTGCGCATTGTTGGCCACGCTAACGACAACGGAGACAAAGCGCCAGGAAAGGCAGTGACCTACGCAACAAAATCAGCGCTGTTGAAAGTGTTTGCGATTGAAACTGGCGAAAACGACGAAAGCCGGAACTACAAAGAGCCTGAAATTGTTTACGCAACTCCGCAGCAAGTAAGCGCATTCTACGACCTGCTAACAGCCACAGGCACCGACGAATCGCAAGCCATGCAACACGCCTGCATTAACGTGTTGAAATATGGCCAAGTATACGGCTTTGCGCAGCTTCCAGAGCAGCACGCCAACATTGTGATCGGATTGCTTGACCAAAAACTGAAACGCATGGAAAAGGAGAAAGCAAATGCTCCTGAGTAAACAATCAGTCCTTGCAAGCCTTGCTGAGCATTCTGCTCGGCTTGGCTTTGACCCGACCATCGTTGAACAGCGCTCGCCTGAGTGGTTCAAAATGCGCCTTGGCGTTATTACTGCCAGCAAAGCAGGCGACTTCTTGGCGGGAGAAGGTACTGACACATACAAAAACTACATTGCAGAAAAAGCGGCTGAGCAGCTAACCGGAGAACTGCCGGAGGAAATCAACGCAAAGGCGCTGCAATGGGGGCGCGACCACGAATCAAGCGCATACGCTGCGTTTGAGTTTGTGACCGGACTAACTGTCGAGCAAGTGCCGTTCATCTACCGCGATTTAACTGGCAGCTTTGGCTGCTCGCCTGACGGCATTTGCAGCGATGGCGCCGGACTTGAGCTTAAATGCCCGTGGTCAAGCCGTGAGTTTATCAAGTTTGTGCGCGATGGCTTGCCAAAGAAAGAAGAAATCAAACAAGTGCAATTCTGCATGTGGGTTTCTGGCGCTCAGCATTGGCACGTTGCAAAGTACGACCCGCGATTCAAAACAAAGCAGCTCCACAGCGTAAAATTTGCACGCGACGAAAAGATGATGCGTGAGTTTGACCAACGCGCAGAAATTGCTTTACGTGACCTACAGGAAATATATGAGGCGTTTGAGCAATGAACGGAGAACTAACGACAGAACAAGCCGCTTCTGTTCTTGGAGTCCATCCGGTAACGCTGCGCAAGTGGAGGAAGAGCAGCGAATACACTGGAGAATTTGAAGTATACGAGGACTGCCAAGGCTTGCAGTGGTGGTATAAGCACAACAGAAAAATCATGTACTGCGAAAGCAGTGTGACCAAACTTAAAAAGTTATTGAACAGAAGGAAAGCAAAATAATGGCAACAACAATTACAGGCAAACTAAACAAGGCCGCAACACAATTTCAAGCTGGAGAATCAACTGGTTTTGGTTTGCGCTTAGGTGTTAAGTTTTACGACCGCGAAACAAAGTCAGACCAATGGACAAACTTCGAGGCAGTTGTATTCGCAAAAGCTCCGGCGCAGGTTCAGTTTTATCAACAAGCTTTAGTCGAAGGCGCAATCGTTGAGGTATCAGGAGACAAGCTGAAGATTCGCCAATTTCAAGGCAATAGCGGTCTGAGCCTGTCTATTGAAATCTTGGATGCGAAGCTAGGCGCTGTATTTGCTCCGCAAGGCCAAGCGCCGCAACAGCAACGCCAACAGCAAGCCGCTCCTGTGCAACAACCATCACAACAACCAGCGCCGCAGCAGCGCCAGCCGCAGCAGAACTACCAGCCGCAGATTGGCAAGCCTCCGGTGGTTGAATTCGATTCGGATATCCCATTTTGATGAACAACAGCGCCTTCGGGCGCTTTTTCTTGGACTCACAAAATGAAATGCTACCAAATCACAATCAACGGCTACGCGCCTTTTACGTACATCACCGACCTGCCACAGCACGACATACCAGCCGCAATCCTAGAGCGGTTCCGGCAAGCGGCGGTGCTGGTTGTACCACTTTGACTAAATGAGTGTGGTAGGGTTGGCGGATAACAACGGAGGATAATATGAAGAAAAACTTATTAGTTTGTAGAAGCGGCGGCAGAACTTCTGAATACATGTACAAAAGACTGCTAAAAGAGTACAGCGATGAATATAAAATCGTCGGTATTTTTGCAAATACAGGATGGGAACACCAAGAAACATTGGAGTTTGTCCATAAAAATGACATAGACAACAAGAAGCTATTTGATGTGGACCCTTTATGGGTTGAGGCTGTAGTCCATGATGGCCGAACCCCCAGCACTCACAAGATAGTTACTTATGATACAGCATCAAGAAACATGGAGCCGTTTAAGGATGTGTGCGCAAAATACGGAGTTCCAAACAAGGCTTACCCACATTGCACAAGAGAGCTAAAAGAACACCCAATACACGACTATGTAAAAAACGTGCTAGGTTGGAGCAATACAGGAAAAGGAAAGGAGCTTGAAATAAAGGATCCATACTGCAATTGTGGGAAATGCTTCAAAGTTGTCACTCTTCAGCCTTACAACACTGCATTAGGTATGAGAATCGACGAACCAAGGCGAGTAAAGCGAGGAGACTCACCTCAAATGAAAGTTTATCCGCTGGTCGATTGGTTTTTTGATGCTCCTGACAAACTGGACATCATTGATTTTTGGGAAGAGTACGAATTTAACCTTGAAATACCTGAGCACCTAGGAAACTGCGTCGGATGCTTTAGAAAAAGCGATAGAAAGCTTGCGCTGGCGTACAGGGATGCGCCAGAAAGCTTCATTAATACCTTGGAGATAGATTTTGGCTATGTTGGGTCCAATAAGATAAATGGGGAAAAATCAGAGAAGGCGAGAACAATGTACAGAAACTACAATACATGCCAATCGCTAATTGCTTACTTTTCCACAATTGATGAATCAATTTATTCGACAAAAGACAGCGAAGAAGCAAACGAAGGATGCGCCTCAAGTTGTGAACCTTTCGCATCTGACCAGCTGGACATGTTTGATTAAGTCAACAACGGAGGAGATAAAGATGAAGCACATTGTATGTTACTCAGGCGGCCACAGTTCGGCCCGCGTTGCGATTGCTGTTGCTAAGAAGTTCGGCGCAGAGAATACGGTATTGCTTAACCACGATATTAGCGAATGGGTTGAAAGCGCAGACATTAAGCGTTTTAAAATTCAGGTTGCTAACTACATCGGCGTGCCTATCACGTACGCAAATATCAAAGGCTTACCAGCTGACCAACTGCCTGACCAGTTCGATGTCGTTGTTGATGCAGCTGCGTTTAAGGTGGGCGCGGGTACGGAGCTATGCACAAGCCGATTGAAGACCGAACCGTTTATGAAATGGTTAAAAGAAAACGTGCCAGACAAAGATTGTGTTATCTACTACGGATTCGACAAAGAAGAGCCTGCACGGATCCAGCGGCGTTCTTCAATCCTTGGTCAGCTTGGATACAAAACAGATTATCCGGTGGCTTTATGGTCCGAAGGCGTCATTAGCTCGACTAAGGAAATTGGTATAGAGCCACCTATGCAATACGAAAGCTTTAAGCACGCTAACTGTATTGGGTGCCTAAAAGCCGGTAAGCAGCACTGGTATGTTGTCTATTGCCAGCGCCCTGATGTGTTTGAAAAGGCTAAATGGGCTGAAGACGAAATAGGCTATTCAATCCTGCGCGAATCAACGCTAGAAGAGCTTGAGCCTGTGTTTGCTGACATGAAGCGGCTAGGAGTTCCAGCAACTGAACACATCGAACCTGGCGCGTTTTGGGCAGGCGTTCGGCGCGCTGGAGTTGATACATCAACAGAGCAAGATAGAAAGCCTTGCGAGTGTTTGTTTTGAAGGCGCATAACGCGCCTTTTTCTTATCACTCCTCCGACCAGTCAAAAAGTTGTTGCACTATTCTGTAGTTGACTTATAGTTAACTCATGCAGCGCGGGGCTGCGGAATGATGGAGAATAAAAATGAACAACCAAATGACTCAAGACCTTTATACCTTGTTTTGCCCAATCAACGGCGCTCTTGTAATGAGCTTTGAGGCGGCTTGTAAAGCCCAAAAGGAGATTGTGAAGTCATTAATGCGCCAAGCGTACGAGAAGAAGTGTCAGGACTACGCAGAAATGGCTAAACAATGCACCGTGACATATCTGAAAACAATCACTTTCTAAAGAACAAACACGCGCCGCCAGTCGCACACTGGCACAACAACGGATGAACAGAAATGAAAATTGAAATTAAATCACGCTTTACCGGAAATGTTTTGTTTGCGCACGACGCAGAAGAAAACAGCGTTAAAATCACATTGCAAGCTGCATTGTCAGCAAATGCCGACCTGCATGGTGCCGACCTGTATGGTGCCGACCTGCGCGGTGCCGACCTGTATGGTGCCGACCTGCGCGACGCCTACCTGTATGGTGCCGACCTG